TATTCGCAACCTACACAATGTTATCTTCGCTTCACCTAGCAAGTCTAGGGTAAGGAATCTACAGTCTATTGGACGTGTATTAAGGAAGGGTGACAACAAAGCTCAAGCAGTTTTATATGATGTAGCAGACGACTGCTCAAGAGGTGCCAAACATAACTATACCCTTCGTCACTTGGTAGAGAGGATGAAGATATATGATGAAGAGAGTTTTGATTATGAGGTTATAAAGGTTAATTTAAAAAAACATGAGCATTAATTACATTAAACACGAGCAAGAATTCTTTGGAGTTATTAAACTTAACTCTGGTGAGACTATTATCGGTTCAATGATTGCCACTGAGGAAGAGCATGCTCCTGGACAAACAACCATATTCGTTTCGGACCCTGCAACACCTAACACCCATACTGTTGAGAAAGATGGTCAACTTGGCATGGCAGTTGGATTGGTTAAGTGGATGATGTGGTCCAATGAAGAGTTTTATTTAATCCAAGAAAAGAATATTCTAACTGTAGCACCCATGTCTATGGAGAGTATTCTTATGTACAAGATGTGGTTGAGGAAGGAGTGTGGAGGTGCTAAGACTGATCGTGATGTGAAAGTAAATAAGAATATGGGTCTAGTCGGTAAGGTATCAGACGCACGTAAATCCTTAGAGAAGATATGGCAACAGTCTGCTGGTTGACATAGTAGGTAGAAAATCTTATAATATACTTATGAGATGTGATGCAATGATATGCGAACCAATATGGCTAAGCGCAAACAACATTACGTTGATAATAAAAAGTTTCTGGAAGAGATAACTAAGTATCGTCAGGAAGTTAAAGAAGCAAAGATGTTAGACAAGGATAAACCTCGTATAACACACTACCTTGCTGAATGTTTCTTGAAGATAGCCACCCACCTTTCCTATCGTCCGAACTTTATCAACTACATGTTCAAAGAGGACATGATATCGGATGGTGTCGAGAATTGTGTACAATATATCGATAACTTTGACCCAGAGAAGTCTAAGAATCCATTTGCCTACTTCACCCAGATAATATATTACGCTTTCTTACGAAGGATAGCAAAGGAGAAGCGACAGATGGACATACGTGATAAGCTGATTGAGAAGTCGGGGTATGACCAAGTGTTCCATAGTGATAGTAATGACGAACATGCTGAGATGAATAGCATCAAAGGCAGAATCGAAACTAATATGAGATACTGATGCGGGATGTCCTACTAATTACGGACCAGCATTTTGGAGTCCGTAATGATAATCAGTTTTACGTTGAACGATATCGTAAATTTTATACTGAAGTTGTCCTTCCTACTATCGATAAGGAGGGCATCACAGAGGTACTATGCCTAGGTGATACCTTTGATAGAAGGAAAGGGGTAAATTTCCATAGTCTTGAAGCAGCGAAGGACATGTGGTTCCGTCCGTTGCAAGACCGTGGTATCAAGTTGACGATGTTGATAGGTAACCATGACATATATTACAAGAATACTCTCCGTGTCAATTCTCCTGAGCTTCTTCTTGGTGAATTTGATAATATTGACATCATTACTGAGCCAGTAGAGAAGGAGATAGGTGGTAGGAATATGTTCCTCATGCCTTGGGTGTGTGATGAGAATAGAGAGAAGACATGGGAGTCTATAAAGGAGACAGATGCATCTATATGCTGTGGACATTTGGAATTGATAGGATTTAGTCCTATTCCTGGTGTTACCATGACACATGGTGATGATGCAAAAGACTTTGCTAAGTTTGACTTAGTATGCTCAGGTCATTTCCACTGTAAAAGTAGTAAAGGTAACGTTACTTACCTAGGTAATCCATGTCAGTTGTACTGGAATGATTACGGTCATGATCGTGGGTTTCATATACTAAATACTAACACCAAGAAGTTAAAGTTTGTAAAGAATCCCTACCCTACATTCAATAAGATATACTATAAGGATGATATCAAGTTGACACCTCATAAACTTAAGAAACTTGAGGGGACGTATGTTAAACTAATCATAGAAGAGAAGAAAGATCAAGTTAAATTCGACCAAGTTGTAAGAAGATTGCAGGCAGTTGACCTAGCAGACCTGAAGATAATAGAAGACCTTAGTTATGACTTAGAAGATGTTGATTCTGATGTTGAAATAGAGGACACATTGACCATACTTGAGACATGTGTTGCAGAGTTTGAGAATAAAGATAAGATATTTGGTATACTTAAATCACTGTATATGGAAGCACTGGAGGTTTGATGTTTATCCTGACAGATAAAAAAACTAATGGAGTGTACGCTGTCAGGGATGATTCCTCAGTGGAAAGGGTCGTGCAGATATTCCTTGACAAGGATGATGCTGTTCGGTATTATGATCTGCTGAAGGCCATCGATTATCCTCGCACCCTTGAGGTGACTGAGGTTGAAGAGGATCAGGTGAAGGAGAATTGTAAAATGCATGGATATGCATTCACTCTCATCTCACCAGATGAATTTGTTATACCGCCACAACAAAATGATAACGTTCGAAAAGATTAGTTGGAAGAATTTTCTTGCGACTGGTAACTCTTTCACTACATTAAACATCAACAAGTCACCTTCTCATTTGGTTGTGGGAAACAATGGTGCAGGTAAGTCTACTATGTTAGATGCCCTGTGCTTTGTATTGTTCAACAAACCCTTCCGTAAAATCACTAAGTCACAGTTAGTAAATAGCATAAATGAACGTGATACTATGGTAGAGATTGAGTTCTCTATTGGTAGTGTTAGGTATAAAGTAGTCAGAGGTATCAAGCCAAATGTTTTTGAAATTTATAGGAACGATAATCTCATCGATCAAGATGCAGCAAGCAGAGACTATCAGAAATATCTCGAACAGTCGATTCTCAAATTCAACTATAAGTCCTTTACACAGGTTGTCATCCTCGGTTCATCCACATTTGTCCCATTCATGCAGCTTGGAGCAGGTGTCAGGAGAGAAGTTATCGAAGATTTACTCGATATCCAGGTCTTCTCACGTATGAATCTTCTCCTTAAGGATAAGGTTAAGGAAGCAAAGGATATTATTACAGAGTGTGAGCATGAATTAAAGCTTGCTAACTCCCATGTGGACATGCAAAACAAGACTATAGTCAACATGGAGAAGCTTAATCAAGAGTATAAGGACAAAGCAGAGAAGCGAATGTCTGAGATTAAGGGAAGGATAGACAGTAACAACACAGATATGCAGAGATTAACTGATGTTATTGCTGGAATGAGTGAGATACAGACAAGATATGATGAAATGAAGGAGATGAGGGTGAAAATATCTCATAACCTAGAGAAGGCAGAGAAAGATTTGAAATTTTACTGGGAGAATGATGAGTGTCCTACCTGTAATCAGATACTAATGGACAAAACTGAGCTCATTAATGGAGCACAGGCAAGGCAGAAGAGGTTTAGTGAAGGTCTTAACGTTATTACTGACTCATTGAACCGTGCTAACACTACAATCGTTGAGTATCGTGAGTATGCACAGAGAATTAATGAGTTGCAGCACGATAATAAGAGTCTCAACAGAGAATTTAAGAAGTTAATGGGTGATATAAACAAGGAAGCACCTGATATAGAGGCAGAAAGGGTGCAACTCCTTGAATATAAGAATGTTTTGTCAGGAACAGAGGAAAGATGTGCCAAAGTCAACAGTGATATGACTGATTTGAAGGTGGTTGGGTCACTATTGAAGGACAGTGGTATCAAATCTAAGATTATATCTAAGTTTATCCCTATAATTAACCAACTAATCAATAAATACCTACAATCGATGGACTTTTACGTCAATTTCACCCTTGACGATGAGTTTAATGAAGTAATTAAGAGTAGATTCCGTGATGAATTCTCTTATGCATCCTTTTCCGAGGGTGAAAAGCAGAAAATAGACCTAGCACTCCTCTTTACATGGAGAGAGATAGCAAAACTCAAGAATTCAGCTAGTACTAACCTACTAATACTGGATGAGGTCTTTGATTCATCCCTAGATGACGCTAGTACTGATGAATTACTCAAGATTCTCAAGAGTCTGGGTAAGAATGTTAATTTATTTGTCATTTCCCACAAAGGGGAGCTACTTCTTGATAAATTTGAGAAAACCCTACGCTTTGAGAAGG